TTCTCCCACAGGCGGTCTGAAAAGTTCTTTCCATCTACCGCCCACGGTTTGCACACGATCATCTCGACAGTTCGTGGATCCAGCCGGTTAATCGTTGTACCCACACCGACGCCTTTTTGAATTTCATATGCTGTGTGATAGAAATCAGAGGTATATGTAGTCCTGATATGCTGGTCTATCTCGTCAACACAGTTTCCATACAGTTTTTCTGCCTCCTGCTGTATTTCAATCTTTAAGGCTTCCAGCCTGCCGATATGCACCCTCGCAGACGCGTTTTCAAGTTCTTTTTCCCACGCTCCGTTGATCTTGTTTTCTTTGCCATATTTGATGTAATCATCCACATTCCACTGGAATTCCTTCAATTCTTGCGCATTAAGCAGTTTTTTTGCTTCCTGCATGGAAATACCGTTGTTATCTGCCAGGCGTTGATACCATGCATTGATCTTTCCGTTGATTGCAGTAATGGACCGGTCAAATTGTTCCTGGATCTCCTGCACTTTCTGAACGGAGGTATCATGCTGTGCATCTTCCATCTGTTTAAAACGCTCCTGCCAGTATTCACTTGTCTGTTCAGCCATGCAATCACCTCATTTCACAAAATCCCAAGTTTCTCGTATACGTCTGCGATTTTCGGAAACTGATTTGCAATCCAATCAACCATTGTTTCCTCGTGTCCCATACGCGGAACGTGCTCAAAGTTATCTTTCAAGCCGCTTTCATTCAAAAACGCATGAATAATTTCATGGCGCAGACTACTCTTGAAATAAACATCCTTTTCCTCTTCGTTATCAAAGTGAAAATGTTCTTCATCATCCAAATCTGCAATAACAATCAGTGGAAGGTCACAACAACAATAACCAACCCATGAATTTTTGCTTAATTCGCTATCCTCTGACCACTTGTGTATCTCTATCCGGTACTCCGTTCCCAGAATCATCACTGTCCGTCCCACTGCCTGTCTCCCTTCCCTTTGCACTAAAAGCGCCAACGTAAGCATCTGCTTTCTCCTGTGCTTCTTTCTCTTCTTTTTCCAACTGCTTGATTTCTGCATCTGCATCTTCCACAAGCGGATGTGCTTTCAGAATCGTCTTTTTGCTCACAATCCCTACGGAATCCTTACAGATCTGTGCCTGCTCCGTATCATTCTTGATACAGGTACGGGTCCATGTCTGTATGATCGTACCGCACTGAATTCCAAGAGATTTGCAGATTGCCCGGACAAGACGTGCAAAACCAAGCTTAAACTCTGTTTCCATCAACCCGGTTTTCATCTCTAATAGCGAATACATGAACTTCAAGGCTTCGCCCGACTGGTTCCCGAAGTTCTCTGGCTGTGGATCAAATCCCTGCCCCTGTTCAAAGATTGCCTTTCTAGTGGCTTCTAACACACTGTTTCTGGCTTCGATTGGGATCTCGATGTTAAGTGTTGACACTGATCCATCTTCGTCACTTTCAATTTTTATTGCCTTATACTTTTTTAAATCTGAAAGGAACTCATTTAGATCCTGTCCTCCATATCCGGACAGCACAAAAATCAGTTCCTGTATATCGTCCAGATCATTAATAAAACCGCTGTAGACCTTATCATATACGTCTATCAGCGGCTTTATGTTTCGCAGATCATCTGTATGTATATTGTTGTTGTAAAATGGGATAAATGGCACTTCCCCAAAATCATGGCGATAATCGGCGGTCATGTCACTGGTAGCAGGATCAGCAAACATTTCATAGTATGTCAGCAGATCAAGTGTCTCTCCCGCCCTTCGCCGGAATGCCTGGCACTCTGTATCCGTCCAGTATTCATACACGGTATAATTGTCTCCAGTTGCATCGTCGATGTCCGGATATACCCGCATGGCTCCGATCAGCCTACGCTTTAAACTCCGGTCAAATACCGGGATGACCTGTTCTGATGGAACAACCGCCCATTCAAAACCACTATCGCCCTGCCAGTAATGCACCCAACCGATTGAGGTATTGGCAGCATTTACACATAGCTCCATGCAGTTTTTCGCATATTCATCCCCCAGAGCCTTTGTGATGTGTTTATTTGCGGCAGTATTTCCAACATCAAATAACGGCGGTGCAGTAAACGCATAGGATGCTTTCTGGTTCACGATCAGACCATGGAAGTTACGGGGAATCCGGTTGTCTGCGTTGCGAAGCGGATTGTCGGATTCCTCTTTTCCCTTGTCTTTTGGTTTGTCCCGGAACAGGATATCAGTCTCGTTGCGATAATACCGCTCTGCCACTGCTGCACGCGTCACAAACGCGGCGTGACCGGGTTCATATTTTTTTATCAGTTGTTTCATTGTTTCAATATCCATTGCTGTTCTCCCACTTTTTATCTATCTCCACGCAATTCCAATGATTAAATTATCTGTAGAAATAAATCATAAGTATTGATGGTATAAATAATGCGCCCCAGTAGACGATTTCACATAAATCTTTATTTTCTTTTGCCTTATCCATTTCTTTAAAAAAAGAAACTGCAAATAAAAGAGCAGCTATTTTAAATATCATATCTATCCCTCACTTCAAAATACCAATACTACCCGGTTTGCGAATAATTGTATAACAAAAATACCGCAGCGCATCCATTGCATGATCGTGCTGTTTTACCGGTTTATCCTCTCCGTGCTCCGATGCTTTCTGATCCCATATGTACGATCCAAATTCTTTGATTGTATTCGGACACTGATCACTGATTGCAATCTTACCTTCATTCAATAACGATGCTACAAACCGGATGCCATCCAGCACATCATTTTTCGCTTTCTTAATCGCATAGCCACGCTTTTTCAATTCTGCGATAAATGACGCTGCGGACGGATCAATGATGATCTTTACCGGCTTTATTCCATCAAGCCACTGCTTCAGATCATCCGCATACTCGGTATCAGTTTTCTGCCTTTCTTCGTCACGGCCGGAATAATAATACTCACGACAGCACACCCACCGCCCGGAACGTTCTTTACACCACAGCAGGAATACTGTGGCATTCTGTGTACCATAATCACAAGACACATAGTAATTTGTATTGACCAGGTCTGACAGATTGGAAAGCACATGCTTGGCAGTATCGAACATATCGTAAATGATGCCCTCAGCCATCGCCCATAGTCCCAGAATATACCGGCGATAGAACACACCTGTGTACATGCTACGATATCGCGCCTTAATTTTCTCCGACAGGCTCAAGTTATCATCCATCGTGAAATGCAGATACAGCAGATGCTTTTCTTCCCGCTTATCAATCCATCCTGTCTTAAACCAATGATATGGTCCATCCGGGTTGCAGTTGAACCAATACTTTGAACCATCAATAGAACATCGCCCTGTTGCCTGGTTCACGAAGCTTTCTGGCATCAACGCAACTTCATCAAAAAAGACACCAGCCAGAGTAATACCCTGGATAAGGTCCTGTGACCGTTCATCTTTGCCACCAAATATATAAAAGTAATTGGTCACATCTCCCTTTGTGATGATAACCAGATTGTCAGCCCTGTGATCTGCAACAGTGTAACCACGGCTATGAAGCATCATCTTTAAACCAGATAGTACATTTCTCCGGAAAGAGCCGATTGTTTTACCACACATGGCAAAATTCTCACCATTAAATGAGCTCATCGCCCACATAATAAACGAAAGTGACATGCTCACTGTCTTGCCGGATCGGATTGCTCCGTCGGCAATAATGCCATCACTGTCTTTTACCGGGGAATCCTTACACCACCAGTTCAGCACCATGCGCTGTTTTTTGGAAAACGGCTGGAATTTGAAAACCCGCTTAATCCTCTTCATTGCCCCAGTCCTCCGCCGCAGTTCCATTCAGAGCGTCAAGGAATCCATCATCTGTAACCTCATCGCCATCGTCCGTCTGAACTTTGGCTTTCAGTAATACAATCTCTGCTTTTTGCTTTTCGGTGGCAAGGTCCATATGATCCGAAAGCCACTGCAAGGCTTTCATCCGGTCGGCAAGTTTAATTTTTGCACCGTCTTTCCCTTTGGAAACCTCTGAAATTAATGTTCCGTCTACAGCTTTACTGTCTTTTAAATTCACATAGTTGTATTGAACTTCTTCATCCGTCTCCGGATCTGTAAACGTTCCGTTTCCAAATTCTACAAAATCAGTCATATCCGCAAAGGCAATATCCATGTACTTTTGGAAGATGTCAGACTCACTCAGGAACTCCCTGTTGAGTCGGTCCTGCTTTAACCGCAAGATTTCATCTTTTATCCTAGCATTTCCTAGCATTCGCGAACCATTCACCAGAGCTGTTGCATAATCAACTCCATACGTTTTCTGATATGCCTTAGTAGCATTAAAACACCGGATGTAATGTATGCAAAAAAGCTGTTGTTTATCGGTCAATTCGGTGTTCTGCATTACCTGCTTGACTTCATCAGCTATAGCTTTTTTTCTAACGCTCTTTTTGTTTTCCGAACGTTCGCTTTTCTTTTCCGAACGCTCGCTTTGATGCTCACCATCCCAATGGTATGTACTTTTCCATCTTCGAACCGTACCGGGAGGAACGTCTAGTTGACTTGCAATCTCAACCAGCTTCATTCCTTTTTTGTATAGTTTTCGGGCTTTCTCTGCCTTTTCGTTCGGACTCCTTGCCACTGCTGCCACCTTCCTGCTTTTTCTTTTCTCTATATTCCCTCATCACATGCGCAATCGCCTGTTCGGCTGTTGGATCACTGTATCTTTCTTTGT